ATAGATGCACCAGGTGGATTTGTCGGGTGATGTCTACAATCGAAGGGTTGTCTGTATAGAGCGCAAAAAGGTGGAAAAGAAATGATTCCTTTAGACCCCATCGCAGCATTAGATGGCTTGCAAAAAGCCATTGGAATGGTGAAAAAGGCTAGTAAGGTCGCAAGCGATCTTCAAAGTCTGACGCCAATGATTGGCAAAATGTTCGATGCCAAGAGTGCGGCTACTAAGGCGATGATTCAAGCCAAGAGCAAGGGTGGCTCTAACATGGGTGCTGCCTTGCAAATCGAGATGTGTCTCGATGAGGCGCGTAGATTCGAAGAAGAATTGAAGCTCTTATTCCAGGCCACTGGCCGTGCGGACGTGTGGGTAAAGATTAAGGCTCGCCAGGCTGAAATGGACTTGGCTGATGCTAAAGAACTTAGCGCACTCAAAGCTATGGAAAAAAAACAGAAGCAAGAAGAGCAAGAGCAGATGGAAATGGTAATGCTTATTGGAGGAATCGCATTCGTAATTCTTCTAATTGGTATCGGCATCAATGAATTGATGGATTTTTGTGCAATGACTAAACGCTGTGGGCGATGAACGAATACCAGAAACAATTCGACTTGTTTCTCAAGATATTTGTTCGGCTTTGCATTGCCTGGTGGGTGTTGGGATTTTTGAAGTTTTTGCCCAATGACTTGTCTGACAAGATAGTGAATCTTTTTCTTTCAAAGATTGGACTAGGATGAAAATATCAACTTACCAAAGCAATGCGCAAATGTTGAAAGAAACTCAGAAGGTATTGCACCAGCAGCATCTTGAGGCTATGAAACAATTGAATTTGCAAGTGGATTACAGACGCAAGGTGGAGCAAATCAAGACACAATGGGTCAAACCAAATTCTGTGGATGTATACGCATGAAATATCTATTCGCCATTGCCCTGGTCATGCTCACTGGCTGCGAAGACCGATATCGCTATAAATGCCAGAATCCTGACCATTTCCATGCTGAAGAGTGCCAGAAGCCTAAGTGTTTATTCACTCAGCAGTGTCCAGAATACCTGGTCGCACCAATACTTGAAAAGAAGGTGAACGATGTCCAACCTACTCCAGAAAAATGAGCCTTTAACAGCAGAAGCCATTGAGGTCAGAATCTGGGGCTTTGTGGTGGTGGTGGTCACATTGATTCTGTGCTTCATCGTGATTGCACTTTTGTACTCAGTGACTTTTGTCACCCAGCCGATCAAATCAATGGCCCCCATTGACCAGGCTTATACAAAGATGTTAAATGACATCGTGCTGCTGATTGTGGGTGGCATTGGCGGTGTGATGACCAAGAGAGCTGTCGGCTCGGCATCCAAAGCATTTGGAGCGCCACAGCCACCGATGGCCATGCAGCCGATGATGCAGCAGCCCATGATGATGCCAATGCAATATGGCTACCCGCAGCCGATGCCAGGATACAGCAACAATCACAGTTTTACAGCCAGCACCAATGGCATCCCTGCGCAGCCGTTTGGTGCGATGCCGACCTGGACCAATCCAGAGCTTGATGAGTCCTGGACTCCTGGTCCACCACCAGACACGCCACCAGACCATCTTGAGGATGACCATGAGCGCGTGCAATTGGCCCAGGCAAGACAGGAGGCTGACTAATGCTACCAATACCCTTACCATGGCTCATTGTTGGTGTCTTGGTCTCATTATTCGGTACATACCGGGTGGGCCATCACTACGGGTGGATTGAGCGCGACAATGACATGAAGTTGGCCATTGCCAAAAAGAATGAAGAGTCAAGAAAGATTGAGCAACAAATGGGCGAGAAGCTGCTGGCCCAGGAAGAGCAATTAAGAAAGGCACAAGATGAAGTCAAGAAAAAGCAGTCTGCTATGCATGAGCTTGCTAGGACTGGCCGGCTGCGCCTCCCAGCCCCAAGTTGTCCACAAGCCGCCCCAAGTGCCGCCACTCCCCCTGGAGATAGCAGACCCCAGCAAGCCGATGCAAGCGAACTTGAGCGACAGACTATTGAAGCTCTTATCGACATCGCAGCCGATGGAGACAAAGCCATCACCAAGCTCAACGCCTGCATCAGCGCCTACAACGAAGTGAGGAGTCTTCTCAATGGTCAACAGTGAGCAATTGGCACGGCTGCATATTGGCCCAGAGTGGGTCGATGCACTCAATGCCACATTTGAAAGATTCGACATTTCAACACCACTCAGACAGGCTGCTTTCATTGGCCAGTGTGGCCATGAGTGTGGCAACTTCAAGGTGCTTGAGGAAAATCTGAATTACCGGGCTGAAGCATTGCAAAAGCTCTGGCCAAAGCGCTTTGACGCTGCCAAGGCCCAGATGTGTGCCAGGAATCCCAAGCTCATCGCCAACACTGTTTACAGCAACAGAATGGGCAATCGGGATGAGGCCAGTGGTGATGGCTGGCGCTTTAAAGGCCGAGGCTGCATCCAGCTCACAGGGTCTGCGAACTATCACCACGCTGGCCAGGCGCTAGGCGTGGACCTGATCATGCAGCCAGAGCTGGTGGCCACGCCCCAGTATGCTGCGCTGACTGCCGGGTGGTTTTGGAACACCCACAAGCTCAACCAGTATGCAGACAGCCAGGACTATAAAACCATGACCAAAAAGATCAATGGTGGCTTTATCGGCCTGGAGGACCGGATCAAACACATCAACCATGCGCTGTCTGTCCTGACATAATTACCCCATGGCCAGCCAAACACAACAGCTAGAAAACCCGTCAACACCAAACCTTGGTTATCCGACCGAGGTGTATGAGCGCAGGCATTTCAATGAGAACAATGGCTCTTTGAATATTTATTTCAAAAAGCTGTCAAGTGTTTTGGGTTCTTTGTTTGGCGTGCGTGGCGGTCGGTTTATGAATAACCCTTACGGGGCATTCCAGGATTCAACTGACCAGACTGCTGCTAACACCACAACAGCTTACGCCATCACATTCAACACCACAGACTTTTCCAACGGGGTGACACTGGCCAGTGGCTCCAGGCTGACTGTGGTGGATGCTGGAATTTGGAACTGTCAGTTTTCCATTCAATTCAAAAACACGACCAATGACACCCAGGATGTGGATGTTTGGTTCAGAAAGAATGGGACAGATATTGACAACTCAAACAGCAGATTTGGCATGCCTGCAAGAAAATCCTCTGGTGATCCAAGCCATGTTGTTGCAGCCATGAACTTCTTTGCCAGCATGAATACCTCAGACTATCTTGAGATAATGTGGAGGCCCAGCGATGTTGGTGTTTCCATTGAGCATTATGGGACAAGCACCAGTCCAACACGACCAGCAGTGCCATCGGTCATCGCCACGATGAGCTTTGTGTCTAACATTACATAATTGTCATCATGTACATACCTCTCAAATTACCTCCAGGAATTTATAGAAACGGCACTGAATACCAGGCAGCAGGCCGATGGTATGACGCAAACCTGGTGCGCTGGTATGAGAACACTTTGCGGCCAATGGGTGGATGGCGAAAGCGTGCCAATGGCCAAATGACTGGTCTTTGCCGAGGCTTTATCACTTGGCGCGATAACAGCGCCAATCGATGGATTGCAGCAGGGACTGAGTCCAAGCTCTATGCCATGAACGAACTTGGCACATTAAAAGACATCACGCCAAGTGGCTTCACGACTGGTGCAGCCAGTGCATTGTCCACGACTGGCTATGGTTACAGCACTTATGGCTCTTTGTCTTATGGCACTGCAAGGCCAGACAATGGTGCAAGCGCACCAGCCACCACCTGGTCCATGGACACATGGGGTGAGTATTTGGTGGCTTGCTCCAATGCTGATGGCAAGCTCTATGAGTGGCAATTGGGTTTCACAACGCCAACATTGGCAGCGGCAATTACCAATGCACCAGTGAGCAATAAGGCTTTGCTGGTCACTGCCGAGCGCATTTTGATGGCACTTGGAGCTGGTGGCAATCCACGCAAAGTGCAGTGGTGCGACCAGGAGAACAACACACTTTGGACACCAGCAGGCGACAACCTGGCTGGTGACTATGACCTGGCCACGCCTGGATCACTTCTGGCTGGCAAGCGCGTCAAGGGTGTCAATCTATTGTTTACTGATGTGGATGTCCACACGGCCCAATATGTTGGCGCTCCATTCGTTTATGGCTTTGAAAAGGCTGGCTCTGGCTGCGGCCTCATTTCGGCCCAGGCTGTGGCGACCATTGACACGGCAGCCATTTGGATGTCAAAAGCAGGCTTCTGGACCTATGACGGCTATGTCAAACCATTGCCAAGCGATGTGTCTGACTATGTCTTTGGAAATATCAACTTCAACCAGGCATCCAAAGTCTATGCTGTCCACAACAGCAAGTTTGGTGAAATCTGGTGGTATTACCCAAGCAATGGAAGCAATGAGAATGACTCTTATGTGACCTATAACTACCGGGAGAATCACTGGAATATAGGCACATTGGCCAGGACTGCTGGCACTGATGCAGCCGTGTTCTCAAACCCCATGGCGGTTTCAACTGATGGCTATATCTACGAGCATGAAGTTGGCTTTTCCTATGACAGCGCCAGTGTTTATGCTGAGTCTGGTCCAGTGCAATTGGGCAATGGCGACAACATTATGAGCGTGCGGCAAGTCATCCCTGATGAGCAAACATTGGGCGAAGCTGTGGTGTCATTCAAAACCCGAAATTATCCAACAGGCACACAATCGTCTTATGGCCCATATACGGCAGC